CGCTATGATGTACGACTCGATCTACGGCGGTACCGACCGGCTTGACGTGAACGTCACTCACGTTGGCGATACGGCGCAAACCGCAAGAGACATCGGCGCAAGCGTGCTCCTGTCCTCGGGTACAGGCACCGGACAAATCAAGATCGCGTCGGGGTACGTGGCTCCAGATTGGGGCGACGTTGCGAACAAAACCACGACGAACGCCTTGACGGGGACAACCATTGCGACCACTCAAAAGGTAGACGTGGAAACGATCAAGACGAACCCTGTTGTCAATGGCGGCACGATCACCTTCCCGACCACGGCGACCTTGGCGAGTACCACAAACGTTACAGCAGGCACGATCACAACAGTTACCAACCTGACGAACGCGCCAACGGCCGGCGACTTCACGGCAACAATGAAAGCGTCCACGCTCGCACGAGTGACGCTTGTGGACACTGCGACGACGCTGACGAATGCACCTTCGGATTCCTCTGGAGTAACGACGCTGCTGTCTCGATTGAGCGCCTTACGTGCGGGCTACCTCGACAATCTCAGCGCGGGAGCAGTTGCACTTGAGGCGTCAATCACCACAGTTCTTTCGAAACTCCTGAAGTACGTGCAGCTCATCCTTCGCAAGGATTCCGCAATCGGCACGGACAACGCTACGGAGAAAACAGCGATCAACGCGAATGGCGGATCTGGTGGCGGCGCGTTCGATCAGACGACTGATTCTCAAGAGGCGCTTCGTGATAGAGGGGACGCAGCCTGGATCACGGCAACCGGATTTAGCACGCACTCTGCTGCCGATATATGGGCGGTTGGGACTCGGCTTCTCACGGCCGGGACGAACATCGCACTCGCCAAGGGGACAGGCGTTACTGGCTTCAACGACATTGCGGCAACCGACGTAGTGTCCGGTGGAGCCATCACGACTTCAGGCGGGGCAGTGTCCCGAGTAACCCTGACGGATACAGTTACCACATACACCGGGAATACGCCGCAGACCGGCGACTCCTACCCGAAGGTGGACAACGAAGTTGCCACCATCCTTACTGCCGTCGGGTTAATCCAAGCAAAGACCGACCTAATACCGGCAGTTCCCTCAGCCGTTGGTTCCGCAATGACGCTGACTTCTGGAGAGCGCAACTCCGTGGCTGATGCATTACTGGATCGCACAGACGGCGTGGAGTCCGGACTCACACCAAGACAGCAGATGCGCCTTAGTGCGGCCGCTGATGCTGGCAAAACCTCAGGGATGGATGGCGCGACGGCCACAATCCGAAACACCGCAGATACCAAGAATCGAATTGTTGCAGCCGTGGACGACGACGGCAACCGAACGACCGTCACTCTGGATCTTACGTAAATGTGGGGCAAATATTGGGGGCACCGATATTGGGCCTCCCACTATTGGGCTAAGGCTGGTACGGAAACAGTGGTCACCCTGACCTTGGCAATGTCGCGCTCCACTCAGTCTCAAAGCTTTCTCTCAGCCTCTAGTGGTTCCGTCAGCATGGATCAAGACTCCGAAACCAGCGTGAGCATGGATAAGGACTTTTAATGGCGACACTCAACACCACATTAACGGACGACGACGGCAACCCGCCTGTAATCGGAGATGACTTCGATGTAACGCGCACCGTTACAGACGTGCCTGCCAGCACCACGATTTCAAAGGCATGGCTCTACGTGAAACTGCGCAAGACCGACGCTGACGCCGACGCACTCATCACCAAGGAAATCACGTCAGGGGCAGTAACCGGAGTGGGGCAGATCACCGATACCGGAGCGGATGAAACCGGAGCCGTCTTGTTCCAGTTGACAGCCGACGACACCGCGTTGCTCACAGGAAACCAGTTGTACCACTACGGCATCAAGGTCAAGACGGCCTCCGGTAAATACAAGACCGTCGAGCAAGGGTGCTTTGTGCCGCAACCTGCGGTTGTTCAGGCGACATGAGAATCGGCCATCACTTACTGGTGTTTAATTCGCGCACCAAGGTGAAGGATAACTTCGGGCAAGCCAAGGAAGTATGGGCTGAAGCCTTCCGCGTGCGTGGTGCATATCAGGCGGCAGGCTCTCGAGAATTCCCGACTCAGCAGAAGCGCAATGCGGAAAGCACGGCGCGGTTCATTATCTGGTATCGCTCCGACCTCGATACGTCCACAGCATCGGCCAACTATCAAATCGTGTTTAACAATCGCACATGGAACATCTTCCCGCCGATTCAGTTGGATGGCCGGCCGAAATACTCGCGTCAAGAAGGCGGCATTGGCGGCGGGTTCGTTTACCTCGAAATCGAATCCTCGGAGATAGCCCCTTAATCCATTGCTGGTTGAAGCTGCTCTCTACAAGATCCTGAACACCAATTCAGGAGTGAACGCTATTGTCGCAGGCGAAATCTATCCCGGCGTATTGGATCAAACGGCAGGATACCCCGCAATCGCCTATCGCGTGGTGTCCCGTGAGCGTTACGACGTTCTAGGGCAGCGAGGCGACGGCATCGCCAAGACACGCTTTCGAATCTTCTCGGCAATGCAAGGGAATGATTCGAATTCTTATCGAACCGTCAAGAACCTCGATGAAGCGATCCGATTAGCCCTGCAAGGTTATGCCGGAACGGTGCAGGATCTCACGGTTAGTCCCATTGAGAGCATCGTGATTCAGTACGCACGGCCGGAGAGCACGCTTGATTTTTACGACGATGAAACCCAGACATGGCAAGTGGCTACGGATTACGAATTCTGGTCCGACGACCCGATTCCTTCTTAACTCTCTTTTCTAAATAACGGCTTTCTCCGCGACGGCGGGCGAAGCCAACGAATGCAACCACGCTCGGTTCCTTGATCAGGAATCGGGCGTTTTCGTTGGAGTTCACTCACATGGCAACAGGCTCAAAACTCGGCTATGGCTCGCTGTTAAAGCGCGGCAATGGCGCTTCCCCGCAGACGTTCGTTACGGTTATCGAAATCACAGGCATTAGCGAGTTTGGCTCTGAAGCCGCGCTGGTCGATGTGAGCAACTTCGATTCTCCTGGCGGTTACCGGGAGTACATTCTCGGCCTCAAAGATCCCGTGGAAATCTCCGTAACGGGAAACTTCCGTCCGGATTCCACCACGCAGAGCGCATACGACGGTCTGCAATACGACCACAACAGCAGCGTGATCAGGGATTTCAAGCTGGTCCTGACCACCTCGCTGGGAACCTACAACTTCTCAGCATTGGTCAAGGGGTTCAAGGCGTCCGTTCCTGTCGATGGCGTCATCGGCGTCACGTTCACCCTGAAACCGTCAGGCGCAATCACCTATCAGCACTAAGGATTCTATGAAGTTCAATCGAGAGAATTTGATTAGCGCGTCTCGCAATCTGAAGACGCAAGACATAGAGGCTTTCGGCGGCACAGTTACGGTTCGTGAACTGAATGCAGCCAAAGCCTCGACGTTAGGTAAGTCCGTCACAGCCGACGACAAGGAAGCCATGATCCTGTGGTTTATTGCGTCGGTCGTGGACTCTGAAACCGGGACACTTGCCTTCACGGATGAAGACAAGGCTGTTGTCGGCGAGATGGCGGTGGGCGAAGTGATGAAAGTCGTGAAAGCGGCAACGGCGCTCAACGGCTTTGATGCGGAGTCTGCCGCAAAAAACTAGCAAGCCAGCCGGAACTCCTCTTTAGTTATCGACTGGCTCCTTACCTCGGGTATCGGTCTGTGGCAGACATGCTGGAACATATGTCGCAGACGGAATTTTATAACTGGATGGTGTTGGAAAAGATGCAGCCATTCGGTGAAGTAGGCCATGACTTCCGCATGGCAACCATCGCGGCACTACTCGCCAACATCCACAGAGATCCCAAGACACACTCGGAAGCCTTCACGATTCAAGACTTCATGCCGAAGATCGCAGAACCTAAAGAACCGCAGACCGCAGATCAGCAAATGGCAATCATGCGAATGTTCCAGATAGCGAGTGAGCCTCGTGGCTAGTGAAGTCATTGGACTGGATGATTTTCTATCCAAGATGGATGGACTTCAGCGCACCGTGTCACGGCTTCTCATCG